GTACTCATGGAACTTGCGTCCAATCATTCATCGGTGCTGCGCCAGAGCCAAGGCTCGATAGATGCCCTGCGAGCGAAGCTAGAATGTCCTTGTACCGGCCTTCGAACAAAGCCTTGCATGTATCTGCCGCGCCTACGTTTAAGTCTTCGAACGCCAATGTGAAAAAGGCAGTGGCGAACACAAGCATGTCCTCGTCTAGGTGAACTTCGTCTGCGGGCGTAAGTGGGTCCATGCTCGGATACACCCGCGCACGTACGTTCACAAAGCCTGTGGCCGTGATTGGGTAGAACTGCAATTTCTTCGTGGCGTAATTCGCGTTTGTTGCAGCAAGACCAGTCCAAAATGACGGCCTTGTACCAACCCCTAACGAATACGGGTTCAGGCTACTCGGTAGGATACTGATCGGCTTCTCTTCACCGTCGCGGACTACACGGAGTATATCCGTGAAGTCCTTAACGTTACTCAAGTTTGTGGCTCCAGTAAATTGCCCAGTGGTGCCGTCTAGTTCGTGACGGCTCCACTGGGTATACTGAGGCCATGCGATCTTGATAAAGACCATGTTGAACGCCGAAACCGCGTCGTTCAACATACGGTCTTCAGCATGCACTTGCACGCCAGGACCGGCTACTTCACCGATTACGCCCTGTGCTCGCTCAATGATACGTGCAAGTGTCGCCATGTGAGTCACACACTATGGAGCGTAGTGCTGAATACCGTGTAATCCACCATTGCCCGCAGCGTTGACCCAAGGATCACCCTGCAAGCCAATGATGATTTCCTTAACACCATTGAGTGTGAGTGCGCCAAGGTAAGTACCGCGAGGATCGCCTGTGATAGCCGTAGCCGGATCGGTCAGGACCGGCGCAGCGAGCGTGATACCGGCAAGGGCCGCGATTGGCACGCCATCTTCTTTGGCCCAATCGATGAAGCCCTTGTACGGCAAGCCGAGTATTTGGTTCGGCCCAAGGTCTACAGTAGTCGCGGCAGTCGAAGGAGTCACAACTTTCCACTTCTCAAGACGGTAAAACGCCTTCTTGCCTTGAACGGCAACGACGCCACCACCAGCAAGTGTAAACCGCTCTACCATCTTCTGACCGAGATAATCCCATCCGTAAACATCATACACAGGACTATTGGTCGGATCACCGTTTGCAGTCATGACCAACGCACGGCCATAAGGCGCGTCTGAAGTGTATACCAGTACGGTTTCTGTACCAGCAATACCATCAGCGTCAAGCACAGCACTGATTGAGTTCTGCACTCCAAGTGACGGCGCACCGAGCGAGAATGCAGTCGGCTGACCATGAACTAGCTCAGAACAGTATTGCATGCCAGGGACGTAGTTACGGACCCCAACATGGAAGGCTTCTCTCTCTCTAAACATGCTGCACCTTTGTGATCTGTTCAGGCATCAACACAGCGCCAGTCTTGCGAGTGGCAAGTGCAATGACCTGTTGCTGCAAATCCGCATAGGCACCATCGCGTCCCTTTTGATCTTGATCCATCAAAAGGCGACCAATGGCACTATTCGGGTCATGAAGCCCTTCCATGCTGATGATGTTCGGCTTACGGTCTAAACCATAGGCCCGAAGGTCTTCCTGAGTTCTAACACGGATCGCATGCCCGCGCGGGAAGTAAACCATGAACCCCGCCGGTTCTTTCCGCATTTCCTTTTTCAACTCGTGGACAATTCGTGGGGAACCATCCTTGAGCTTGCCTACATGCTTCTCTTGCATGATGCAGACTTCACGCGATACTTCGCCTTTGAGTGGAATGACCACGAAGGCCAATCTCGCGCCACTAACTGATCCTAGCTGCATGTGACCCTCCTAATCGTTGAGCAGCACTGCATGTGTGCGGTATTGCCGCCACGAGCAGAGTTGCCCTTCCCAGACCACGCGACGACCAGTTGCGTCCATGCTCCACGGGGCGATGAGCTTCTTCACCCGCATGTTGCAATTCTTCAGAATGTGCAGGGACATGAACTTGTCGTTGACGAAGTACGCCTTGTTCGCTGGTAGCTTCTCATCGAACAAGAGCGGCACGCCATTGTGCGTGGTGCCCACGATGCCCAGGTTCACGAGCTTCTTACCCGTGCCCGTGGCATCAAGTGCGATGTGTTGCTTGTCTCTCGCAGCGGCCTTGTGCATGCGATAGATATTGCGTCCTGCAAAGATCACGCTAGGCTTCGAACTGGCCTTGCCGTCACTAGCCTCAGTGCGAGACAGGTCCAACTCGATAATGTCATCGAAGGCTTCTTCGATGTTCTCAGGCGTGAGCGTACCAGCGAAGTTGTAGCTTGACGTGCGCCATTGCGGCTCGGTAGCCATGCTGATGCCACCAACCGAGCCAGAAGTCGGATCGTCAGGGATCAAGTTCGGCAAGCCGTTCGGGTCGGTTCCTGTGCCCAAGCTCGTATGATACGTGCTGAACTGCCGACTGATCGACTCGTCAAGGGCCATGATCTTGCCCTTAAGGATTTTGAAGATGGCCGATTTGCCAACGTTCTCATCCTCTTCTTGGTCCGAAATAATCAGAGTACCTACGACACGGGACATGTTGTATGTGACCGTATCGAACTCATCGGTCTGTGCAACGCTGACTTGATCGTAGTATTGCATAGACTGGACGTTCGGGTTGAGGCCCGTGATGATCGGGTTGCTAATCTCTGGCCCGCCATCTTCCACGACGACACGCTTTGAAGCGTGCAGATATGCGGAAACCGTACCGGAAATCGCGGAAGCCATGATGAGCTTGGCGCGACTTCTTTCCAGCATCGCATGTACCACAGTGTCCAATACCACTTTTGCTCTCCTGTGTGTGACTCACATACTGTGAGGATTACACATTCTTGAGTACGTCACGGATAACTTGATCGTATGTCTGATCCGTTGACGCGATTTCGGCAGGGCCGTTGTTCGGAGCGCGGCCACGTCCGTTTGGGAGACTGGGGGAGCGCGTTCGCTCATTCCCGTTAAGTGGTCGGCCACTTCTCATGGCGTTAAGTTGAATGCGTGCCCACACTTCGCCAAGCGACATGCCTGAGAACTGTGGGTTAGAGAGAACCGCCTGAAAGACCGGCATATGTGCTCTGGCTTCAGGGTTCGCATTGAAGAATGTTCTGACTTGTGCCTCAACTTCACGCTGAGCCTTAGCCTCTGCGGCACTATCCGCAGTCGCTTTGGCTTCAGCCGCAGTCCGGTCAGTGACTGGTTTAAGTTGATTACCGAGTTCGGCGCGGATCAAATCCATCATAGATTTAGGATCGATCCCGCCACCGGCAGGCATTCCAAGCTGTGTCAAGTCTATACCAGCCGCAGCGGCCCGTGTCAAGAGCTTCTTGAGAGCGCCAAGCGGGTCACGTTTGGCTTCTGCTGCTAATTGAGCGGCCTCTAGCAACTCAGTCGGTTCAAGGCCAAGTGATCGGACCTGATCATGCGTGGCCCGGAGCTTCTCATTCTCAGCATGCAACTCCTGTCCGATTTCAACGGCCCGGTTGAGCCTTTGAACAACTTCATCGCGTTCTCCAATTGCACGCTGAGTAGCAGCCTGTGCATTGTGCCGCTCAGTGTAGAGCCGTGCTTCTTTGCCTGCACGAGCTACGATCTGACCCTGAGCATTAACAAGATTGCCATTCTTATCCGGCTTGACCGGAGCACTCTTTGGGAACGGCTTCGGCGGCGGCCTAAAATCGGCAGGCTGCTGCTTGTCTTGAGCCGGTTGGCGAACGCTTAGGCCATCGTCTTGTTCTGGTTCTTGTCTTTGTGGCTCGTCCTCGTTCCCAGAGCCTTCTTCCGTATGTGAGTCACTTTCGTTTCCGCTACCTTCATCGATAACGCCAAGCTCTTCCTTGGTCATGCCTAAGTTTTCGAATACGGTCTTCTCAGCCTCTGGCTGGTTAGAGCGTGTGTTCATTGTACTAATCCTCCTGATGCTTGCTTGATAAACTGTAGGATTTGTTCGTCTGGAACGCCTTGCTGCTTAGCCTGCATGATCTGATCTTTGTACTGCTGTGGTAGCGATTGCGCGATTTGCTCAATCTGCTGCGCGGCAGGAGAAAGTGCCTGTCCTTGTGTCTGACCCGTAGGTGGTGTCGCACCCTGGCCGGTAGCAGCGAGGTCAGGTTGAGCCTTAGAAGGTGCGGCACCACCACTCGGAGAAGCGCCTGACTGACTGATGCCTTTCATCAGGTTCGCTTCAATCTCTTGATCTATCGTAGCCCAATCTTCCGGCGAGATTGTGACCTCTGTGAAAGCCTTTTCGAGCACTTTCAGCATTACTCGCATTGCTCCACCGGGAGCAGCTTGAGCAAATTGACCGACTGCCTGTGCAACTTGGACGGCTTCTTTCTTCTTGTATACACTGTTTGGCTTCTCCATCGAACCCGCAACAAGTGTGAGCGAGTATTCAGAGCGGAACTTCTGAAGCGTGATGGTTTCATCCCAACCTTCTGCTAGTTTGGCTCCGATTAAGCCTACAACGTCCTCTTTCGAGTAGAACTGCACACACATTTCGGCTAGGGCGTAAGCTAAGTCACTGACTGTATCCTCTAGCACATCGACTTTGGCCCCAATGGCCATCTTAGCGGCTTCTTGATAGCTCTGCACTGCGTCCTCAGTCGTGTTCGTCTTGAACTGCACTCCACGGATCGCATCTGATGTGTTCGTGAGCCGGTTAATCGAATTAAGGATCGGCTCTTTGTTAAAGAAT